TGCTCACCTGAAAGGTTGGTCGCGACCTTTCGAATCGTACAAAAGCAAACGCCCCGAACAATGTCGGGGCGTCTGATGGGATCACTACCTGCATCAGCGACTTTTCACACGCTCTGAGTTGCGGGGCTTTTTGTTGGGAGCGCAGAAACTTGAAGGCGGGATGGTTACTAATCAGGTGGTGTAGTTACACCATTGGATCTGAGGGACGGAAGCGAGATAGTCGACGACGTCGCGCCGTCCCCAAAACCTAATCCCCCCCTGCTGATCAGGCACTGCCAGCGCGATTTCTACCGACGGAAAATACGGTTGGAAAAAGGCCACAGCATCCCGAATAGCCTTCTCACTGGAAACCGCTGACTGACGAACTATGACTGCGGCGAATGGAACACCGCCGACAACGAAATAAGCACCTTGAAACGCTGACATTTTGACCTCCTTGGTCTGGCTGACGTCAAAACGCTACTATAGGTGTTCCGTCTGCTGATAGCTGGCTTTTCGTGCAGCCTGACTGCCAGGGCTCACCCGGCGCATAGTTCACCCGCCTCTGCAAATTCAGAGGTCGGGTTTGGCGACTCGGAAAAGTCAGGCGCACGACGCCTTAATGGCGTTTTTTTGTGCCCGCGTTATGGCGGGCCGTGCGTGGGAGTCCTTCGGGGCTGCCGGGTTCCCTGACCCCGGTTCGCCAACCCGCGTACGGTTCGTCACCATCTTTTGGCGAAGATGTGGCGAACCCTAAACGATCAGGGTGACCACAATGCAAAACGCTCAAGTAATTCCGTTCCGCTTCGAAGCTCGCGAAGTCCGCACCATGCTGATTGATGATCAGCCGTGGTTCGTGGCCGCCGATGTAGCCGCCTCACTTGAATACGGCGTTCCTTCCGCGCTGACTCGTCATCTCGACGATGATGAAAAGGGTGTGTCAACTGTGCACACCCTTGGTGGCGCCCAGGAAATGCTGGTGATCAACGAGTCCGGCCTGTACTCGGCGATCCTCCGCAGCCGCAAGGCCGAGGCGAAGCGCTTCAAGAAGTGGGTGACCGCCGAGGTGCTGCCAGCGATCCGCAAGCACGGCCGGTACCACGATGAGCAAGGCAAGATGGCCACCCTGATCGGCGAGACGATCGGCACCGACGGCTTCCATATGCTGGGCGCCTTGATCAAGGGCAAGGTCGCCAGCCTGCCGGCGGCCAAGCAGCGGAAGGCCACCGCCAAGATCTGGTCGCAGACTCACGCCGCTTTCGGCGTGCGCAGCGCCGCCGATATCCCGGCCAGCCAGCTGGACAGCGCCCGCAACTTCATTGCCGCCTATAGCGTGATGGAGGGTGAGTATCTCGGGCGGGAAGATGGCCAAGCTGAAGACCGCCCCAGGCTGACCAGCAGAGGGCAGCGCTTCCTGGTCAGCCTCGACAACCAAGGCGCTGAGCGCTGGAAAGAAATCCCGCGAGATGCCAGCGTGCTGACCACCGAAGAGTTCATCCGGGCCATCCTGTTGGACGGCGACATGCCCCTGAGCACTGACGAGATGTTTAAAGTTGCCCAGTTGGCTATGGGCAACCTGCATAGTCGAAGCAAGGTTGTCGCGGCGCAGCTGAAGAACCAGCGACACCCGCTCGCTGGATGAACGGCCAGTTCAACCACTGCTGGCATAATGATAGAGTCGCAACCCTGCTCAGGGAGGGTTGCGAGAAATGGAAGTCAAACATCAGTGGTTTGAGGAATTGCCCGAGCAATGTCCACCGAGCGGTGCATTCGACCCTGACCAATTCGTCTGCTATCGGCTGTGTGAGAGTAGCGCGCCGAGTGATGGCGACTTCTATTCGCACCGCAAGCTGTTTCCGAGCAAGAGGTATCCGGTTTCCGAGTGCCAGGCGCGCTCGGTGTCGGTTTTCAAAGATTCTGCTGATTTGGAACCAGTTCTCAAAATCCCCGCTCAGAGGCATAAGGCGGTGGTTGAGCTCACGCTCAACAAGGAAGATGGCGTGATGATGAAAACTGGTAACAAGAGCCATTATTCCTGGTGGCGCTCATGTGGCTTTAAGCTGCCAAGTGCTGCCGAGGAATCAGCATGAGAACCGTCGAGCTGAGTCACATACTGCTGGAATACGATTACCCGCAGGTTTTTGTAGGATCAGATGCGATTGGCGGCCGATATGTGGGTATGGCTGTTGAGGAACGCGAAAGCGGCCCGATCTATCTCCTCGTTCCGGTTTCCCGAGGGCGCTGTGAGGAGCTGCTCGCTGGAAAAGTCGACCTCCTGAGCATTTATAAAGAGCCTCAGATAGGCGAGTTTTACACGTGCTCACCTGATGATTTCACCACCGATTTCCGCATCGAGCCCTACAGCATCGACGTAATCACGGATGACTGGCTGCCAGATCCAGGTTTGTTTTTTGATCACACCGATACGGTACTCAACAAGGCGAAAGAGCTGACGGCAACAGTGGCCTATGCATCGCTGTCGGTGCCAGAGTCGAAGACAGAGCTAAGGATCAGAAGCAGAAAGCTGTCTGAATTCCTGGCCATCTACCAGAGCGTGCTGCGCCACCTCGCCAGAGCTGGAGCCAAGCATGCCGGCAAGAAAATTCCCAAGGGCGAAGATCCGTACGAAATCGATGTGTTCGGGACATGCATGGGGTCATTCACCGTGCAGGTTCGAAGCGCTGACCCATGCGACATGCTCGGCGACAATAAAGCGCTCGTCGTCGCCTTCCAGATGCTGAATGAGTTTCTTGATCTGGCAGACCAGCCAGCCAGCGCGATGGCGTTCCTTTTGGGAGTTAAAGGCCACGCCGCTTCGGCTTTGGTCAACTTGCTTACCTTCATAGCTGAAAACGATTGCCCATTTGCTAACACGTGGTCGACCCCCACCATGGCCTCCTCGTCCAGGGGGCGTATTCGCGTTGCCAGCGCCCGCAATGTTATTGAGCGTTGCAAGCAGCGTGAGGACCTTGGCGTTGAAACGCTTGAGCTCACTGGGGTGGTTGATTCAGCCAAGGTTTCGACCAGCAGTTGGTCAATGCACGTGGATGGTGAAACCTACAGTGGTGGCGTGAAGGAAGGTATTGACCTCAACCTCGCAGGAATAACGGTGGGCAATCGCTATACCTTCGTGTGTGAAGAGCGAATCGAGGTTGTACAAGGCACGGGCCGCGAGAGGCGAATCATCAGCCTGATTCGTTTCATCGGCGCAGAAGGTACTTAGGTAGCGGGTATCAGTCTGCACTGGCCGGTGGTAGATTCCGCCCATTGAATGGGAGGGAAGCCGTGGCGCTTATCAAATGCAGGGAATGTGGCAATCTAGTTTCGACGCAGGCCAAAGCCTGTCCGACTTGTGGCGCGAAGCCCAAGCCCAAAACCAGCATGATTACTTGGCTGGTGCTGGCCGTGATAATTTTCTTCGCGTTGAAGTCATGCATCATCGGTTCGCCAACAGGAACGAAGCCACCAGCTGCTTCAAGATCAGATTGTTCTGACACCCTGGCGCACGTGATGGCCACCAATTTCGTGAAACGGCAGCTCAAATCACCGACGAGCGCCAAGTTCCCCTACACCAGTGATCGAGATGTCAGCATCACCAAGATCTCGGATTGCCGGTATCAGATTCACAGCTACGTCGATTCGCAAAATGGTTTTGGCGCGATGATCCGTTCACGGTTCAGCGTCATTATGGACGGTCTGCCAGACGGCAAGTCATGGCGCGCAGAACAGCTAGTTATCGATTGAGCTGGAACCTACTACAACCCGCTACGGCGGGTTTTTTTATGCCTGGAGTTTGTATGAGCGAGCTGGAAATTCTGTTCCCTGAGTACCCAACCGTCAGCGTGCTGGGCCGGCCTGTGAAAGTGAAGGCGGTTCGCCTGGCTGACCTGGGAGCTTTCGGCGCGGCATCGGGCCGCCTGCTGGCTTTGATGGCCGCCTGCTCGACCGAGCAGCAGGCCGAGTTTGCGGAAAAGCACTCTGGTGATCTGCGCCGTGTGCTGCGCATGGCTACCAGCATTGGCTGGTGGAGTGCGCGGCGGTTGCCGGCGCCGGTGGCCCTGGAGCTGTTCGGCGTGGTGCTGCAGGTGAACCACCGTTTTTTCACGCAGGCCCTGGCGGGGGCGGCAAAGCGGCTGGGTGGGCAGTTGCAGCCCAACGGCTGATCACTGCCGGGCATGCATTCGCTGATGTCGCTGATTACAGCCTGGATCAGGTTGAGGCGTTCCTGACCGCCATCGGGAAGCAGGAGGCGCAGGCGCAGCGCAACGCGCTGATCGTGGCGCGGGCTGCCAAGGCAAAGCAGTCGAAATTCAACGAGATTCTGCGGGAGCTTGATAAATGAGTGGTCGGGTAACCACGCAGCTCGTCATCGACGGCAAGAACAACTCGCAGAAGGCCTTCCAGCAGGTGGATAAAAGCCTGAACGAGCTGGATCGCAAGTCGCTCGACGTCGGCAAGAACCTCAAGCAGTTGTTCACCGTGGCCGCCGTTACGCAAGCCGTGCGCAGCTACCTGGATGTTGCAGGCGCCGCCGGCGAGCTGGATTCGCGTATCAAGCTCACCACCAAGAGCCAGGAAGAATTCAACGAGGTGCAGGGCCGCCTGCAGGAGCTGTCGCGCCGCACCTACAAGAGCTTCTCCGAAACTGCCGAGGTCTACATCAGCGCCGCCAAGCCGCTGAAGGAACTGGGGTTCACCACCGAGGATACGCTCGGAGTGGTCGAGGCCATGAACCTTGGCCTGGTGGCCAGCGCGGCGACCGGCGACAAGGCTGCCCGTGTGATCCAGCAGTTTGGCCGTGGCCTGCAGCAGGGTGTTATCCGCGGGGATTCGTTCAACGCAGTGCTGGAAGATGCCCCCGTGCTGCTGGACGCGCTGGCCACCGGCCTGGGCGTGTCCCGCGCAGAGATTCTGCGAATGGCCCAGGCTGGCGAGCTGACAACTGACCGCGTAATTCCAGCCCTCACCAGCCAGATCGACTCTCTGAAGGCGAAGGTTGAGGAAATGCCTACCACCTTCCGCGACGCCAACGTCGTGTTGGGTGACGCCTTTACACAGGCGATCAAGGAATTCGACAACCTCTCTGGTGCCGGCGGCACGGCGACCAAGTCAGTTATGGACTTCGCCGAGGCCATCCGCACCGCCACGAAATCCGAAGGTTTCAAGGCGTTCGCCGAGTTCGTGGGCGCCGGCGTGAACAACTTCGTTTCTATCGGTAAGGACCTGGGCTATATCACAGCCAGCCTGACGGGCAACGTGGCTGAGCTCGACCGGGTGGATAAGGAGATCGAGAAAATAGAGGCCGCGCTGAACGGCTTCGGCATGCTTGACCTGATCTACACCGATGCGCAGCTGCAGGTGAAGCTGAAGGAGTTTCAGAATTACCGGGAGCAGCTGCTCGAGCAGATGACCGGCCTCAACAAAGACGCCCGCGACAAGATGGAAGAAGGCCAGAAGGCTGAAGCTGAGGCCCTTGCCGAGTACAACCGCCTGAAGCTGGCCGGCGAGCAGAAGTGGGTCAGCGACATGAGCAGCATGCGCAGCAAGCTGCTTGAGGACACCAAGGCGGCGATCAAGGCCCAGGTTGCCGAAGAGAAGAAGGCTGTTGTCGATATCGCCAAGATCCGCGACCAGCGTCTGGCAATCGAGAAGAAATACAGCGATACGCTGGCGACCTTCGCTGGCGCTGGCCGTGGCGGCGCGACCTTCGGGACCGCGCAGGATCTGATGGCATCTGCCCGCCAGGCGCTGGTGCGCGGCGACTTCGAGAACGCAAAGCAGCAGGCCGAAGCGGCGCGCCAGATACTCGTAGACCTGGCCAATGCGGGCGAGAACACCTATGGCTTCCAGGGCTTCGCCAACCAGCTCAAGCAGATCGAACTGGCGGCCAACGACTTGGAGCAGTCCAAGGCCGAGGACAAGCTAAAAGGCATCCGCGATGGCATCCAGGGTCTGAAGGATCAGTCGAAGGATCTGGAGCAGGTGCGTGTCACGCCAAAGTTGGACGACGCAGCTGTTGCCGCGCTCGGCGAGCAGATCAAGGCGCTGGCCACATCGATTGGCCAACAACTGACGATCCCGGTACAGCTGGATTTCACGCAGCCTTACACGCTGCAGGATCCTGGACCTGTTCCGGGATTCGCCAAAGGCACCCAGGCCGCGCCGCCAGGTTATGCCTGGGTGGGCGAGAACGGCCCGGAGCTTGTGAACTTCCGCGGTGGCGAGCAGGTGCTGACCGCCGCCGCTTCTCGCAACCTGGCATCGACCATGGCCGGCATTAGCCTTGGTCTTGGCGGTACGGCTTCGCTAACCGAGGCTGCAATGTCCGCTCCGGCCGCACCGAGCTTCCCAAATCTGGGGCGTATGGTTCTGGAGGGCGGTGGCCAGCAGGTGCCGATTTATGTCGAGGCGGAGCAGGGGCCGAACCTGCAGCGCCTTGCCGCCAAGTTCGGACGAACCACCCGTCGTTGAACAGCCCGCCACCCGGCGGCCTTTCTGTTTCTGGAGCAGTACCCATGGCACACCTCCACATCATGCTCGGCGGTGTGCCGATCGTGACGCACGCCGGCGCGCCCGAGCAGAGCGAAGCGCCCATCGGCGGTAGCAGCTTGCTGCGCATGAGCGATGGCAGCGCGGTGAAGCAGCAGCACTGGCAGCGTGCGTCCGGCCGCGTGAGCGGTAACGGCCTGATGCCGCCTGGCCTCGACGGCCTGGATTACTCACTGCCGCTTGAGTTGCGCCTGACCGAGCTGTCGAACATGGTCGGCGCTGGGCCGGACTTCGTGCTCACCAGCACGCCGCGGCCGGACAAAGCGCCCTGGGCGTTCTACCAACTGGACGACGAACTCTGGTACCGCTGCGCCTGCAGCTTTGCCGATGGCGTGGTTACCGTGCCGCCGGTGGCGGGCGCTGTGCGCTATCAGGTGGCGTGGATGCCGGTGTACTCGGTGTTCACCGACAAGCCGAGCAAAACGCAGAGCACCAGCCACGGCTGGTCATTTTCCTGGGAAGAGGCCTGACATGATCAACGGTTCCCCGCTCAACAGCGGCCCGCTGAACACGCTTCGGGCCGGGGTGGCGCCGCAGCCTGAGCCCGAGTACCGGGTGCATGGCACCTCGTACGTTTGGCGTGTGCGGCTGCTGATCGGCGGAGTGGACATGACGGCCATTCTCACCGGCCAGCTCGACGTCGACCGGGAAGAGGGCGCCGCCGCGGTGGCGGGCTTCAGCCTGTACCTGGCGCCCGGGCAACCGGTGGTGCCGACGCAGTGGATAGGCAAGGCCGTGACGCTCGACTACATCAGCCGCGATCGCTACGGCGTGGTGACCGAAGCACGCCTGTACACCGGCCTGCTCGAGCTGCCCACTTGGGACGCCACTACCCGCGTGCTGGGCTGCGAGTGCAGCGACCAGCTGCAGCAGCGCATCGAGGGCCTGACCCTGGGGCAGATCGACACACTGTGCGGCGGCACCTGGTCGGCGGATGTGTTCGAGCCCGTGGAGGGCCGCAGCCACTGGGAATACGCCGGCGAACGCATGAGCACCCGCCCGGCCAGCCTGGATGCCGACACCTACGGCAACCTGCGCGTGACCAGCTGGTACGCCGCGGCCACACCACATTTCGTGTTCGGCCCAGGCCAGACCCTGGACGGCAGTGTGCAGATCGAGCTGCAGGCCCATGGCGGCACCACGAACTATGTCGAGATCACGCTCGACTATCGGTACAGCCGGTTGTGGCAGCTCAATCAGAGATTCGGTTGGACGCACACAGGAACAGGCGGCTTTACAGGCCTTCAGGGTTTCTGCATGTGGCGCCGCGACTCTACCGAGTTGCCGACGACTGAAATGGTCGAAGCTGCCGTAACCGGTGATGGTCTACAGATGATCGGTGGGGTGGGTGGCTACAAGCTACCGCTTGGCATGCCGAACCCTTGCGGTGACGGAATCCCTTGGGTCAACACGTTCGACAACCTGTGGCTCAGCGCGAGCGCGGTCGGTGCGCGTCGCTGGGTGCAAACCGTTACCGAGCAATACAAGCTGGCGCTGTTCACGCCGCTGGGCGCGGACGAAGCCACCCGCGTGATCAGCCGCGAATCCACCAGTTTCGAGGTTGAGAACGAGCGGGCCGGTGATTGGGAGCAGGGCAAGGCTTCGGGCGAAAGCCGTAGCGAAGACCTGATCGATGACGCACGCCGTTCGCTCGCGCTGGAGTGTCTGCTAAAGCGCGGCAGTACGTCGCTTGTGAGCGCGCATCGAGGCACGTCGCTCAGCTGGCAGGTACCCACCGATATGGCGCTGAGTATCGACCTGGTGCACACCCTCGAGCTTGGCGATCGGGCTCAGGGGAAAGGCAAGTGCCGGCGTATTCAGCATGTGCTCGACCTTGGCGAAGGTACTGCTATCACCACGCTTGATGTCGCGCTTATGCAGGGCGGCGGTGAGAGTGATCCGCTGTCGGTGCCGGGGTCTCCAGACACCACGCTTCCTCCGGTGCCGGGGAACGCCCCAGGGCTCGGCACGCACATCGGCGGCCGCGTGGATTCACCACCGTTCGACGAAACATGGCTGGGCTTCACTGGCAATTACTCTGTGACGACGAGTGATGAAACCTACCCGCGCAACTTTCGCGCGAAAACCCACGACATCCCCGCCGAGTACCGCGACGAACGCACGGCAACCGCTGAACACTCGTACCGCGTGGGCATCCCGAACGATCTTCTGGGGCTATAGATATGTCATTGCAGGATGATCGCCGCTCAATCGGCCAAAGCAATCAAGATGCCCGTCGAGCGCTCGGCCAGGCCAATCAGGATGCCCGGCGCGGCCTGGGAAAAGCTAACCAGGATGCGCGGCGCAAGATCGGCCGAGACATGATCGAGCAGCGTACCGGGAAAAAACAGGTCGATGACATCAATGCGCTGCTCAACCCACCCCGCCAGAATCGGACCCTGCAGAGGCAAGAACCGCGTGGTGGGTTGGCTGGAGGTGTCGGAGTGGGGGTATACACGCCTCCGCCAGCCAGCCCCGGCGGTGGTGGCGTGGCCAGCCCACTGACAGTGCAGCAGATCGTTTACGCGGAAGAGCCCAGCTACATCGCCACCTTCGATGCCAGTGGCTACTTCGGCATGAAGATGATCACCCGCATGATCATGGTCGACGCCGAGGGGCGGCAGATCATCGTCGAGGGCTTCGACAAGCTGGACGAGAACGGCAACCCGAAACCACCGGAGAACCCGAATGGCTAACACCTGGCCGCCCAGCGCGATCACGGCCATCGACCCGCTGCCGTACCACGGCCTGGTGTACACCACCGAAGTCAGTCCGCAGATCATGCTCGACCCCATGGACGGTCGTGCGCCAGTGCCCATGCCACCGTTCTATAGCCTGTACCTCGGCAACTATCACCGAATGGCTGATTACAGTGCGATGCAGGATGGCTTTCTGTGGGACATCGGCATGCCGGACCCACCCCCCAATGCACAGATCGAGGCCGCAGGGGGGAAGCTGCTTGGCCGTCGAATCGTTGGCGGCGGTCTTCACTTGCCCGTACGCCTGGGCGAGGTGACCCGCCACTTGTTCGTTTTCGGCATCGTTTCGGATGAGCTGCTTCGGTTCGAGGCGCAGCCGCGGGGCGGGGTCTCGAGGACGCTGACTCAAGTGCCCTTGGCCGATGTGCAGCTCGACTGGTCCAAGACCGCGATCGAGTACGACGGTTCACTGGCCTCGAGAATGATGCCCGTGCCGAGATACGGTTTGAACACCCTGGATATCAGCCCAGACGGCACCCGCCACCTGTTCGGCGTCAGCCTCGCTGGCCTGGCAGACACCGCGGGATGGGCGACCACTATGGTGGCGATCATCGAGCTGGTGCTGAGCCTGGATGACCAGGGCGAGGTGAAGGGCGCGGCTACGATTCGGCGCACGGCCGCCGAGCTGCTGGGCAGTTACAGCTTCACGGTGAACAGCAACCTGCAGCGCCTGACCAGCGTATCGGACGGTTACCCGAGCTGTACCTCGCATCCCGACGTGCAGGACAGGCCCGACGAAACCACCGGGGATAACGGTTCACGAGGCTGGGAGGATCGGCGCACGGGCGTGGTGGTCGGTGCCGTGTTTGCGGGCAACGACATCGACTACATCACCGCAAGCTACAGCGCCGTGCGCGCCGAGACGATCACCACTACTACGGATTCGTACCAGTGGGGCAAGCCAAACGCCGAATCTGGTACTTGCGAGCCCTGGCAGCCTGGTGAGGCGCCGCCCATTCCGCCTACCCGGCAGCGCTACACCTTCAACTACCGATACGAGCTCGCTTTCAGCTTCAAGGGGGCGAGCATCGACGTGTGGATGGAGTCTGATGAGGTTGTCACGCTCACCCAGGAGGCCGGCCAGGCCGCGACCGGCACGTCGGCGGCTGTCGATAGAGCGTCGGCTGGGTTGCACCACGAGCTCGAAGAGCCCATGACGATGAGCACGCTGCGGTCGTTGGACAAGTTGAACCCTCGCGACGACGCGGGGCTGATCTACCTGCCGGCGGCGCTCTGGGACAGGAACTACTACACCGTCAGCGCCGTGGTGCGCCGGAACTGGGTGTCGCTCGCCACCTTCGAGAGCTACAGCCAAACCGGCCAGCCCGGCTGGCGAACATTCTGGGGGCCGCTGCTCACGCCGTTGGGCGTTGTGGGCGAAACCACCGAGCACCCAATCCGCACCACAAGCGGGCCTGGCTCACTGGTGCCGAGCTTCATCTACAACGCCGCGTACAACCCCATCACCGGCCAGGCCGTGCGCGATTGCGACATGCCCGGGCGAACCATCGCAGGATTCATATGAACTACGTGAACAACTGGAGCCGGCCGGTAACCCTGCCGCTCGGCGCGACGTCGCTCGCGCTGGATCTACCGGATGGGGCGTACCGCCTGACGCTGACAGACAGTGTTGCCGAGCCGACCCGCTGGGAAATCATCGGCGCCGTTGTGGCAAACGGTACCGCCACGCTGCAGCGCGGACGCGAGGGCACGCTTGAGCAGAACTGGCCAGCGGGCAGCGTGATTTACAACGCCCTCACCGCCGGGGTGCTCACGGATTTGCTGCAGGCAGTGGCTGATCTACAGGCGCGCGTGGCTGCGCTTGAGGGCGGCGGCGACGGGCACCTGGTGACGGTTGGCGATAACGGCTTCTTCCTGGGCTACTTCCTCGACGCCCAGGGCAACCAGCTCGGCAGCATCCAGCCGCAAACCGTATCGGTTCCTGGGGCTGGCGATCGTCAGGTGATGGCGGTGGCCTTTCTGCAGGGCGCCGATTTGTTCGTGATCGGCTTGGCTGGCGATGAGCTGCCGGAAGACGCGCTCCAGGCCGTCGAGGTGGAAGGCTACGGCCTGCTGCAGGCAGCTGATGCGACCTTCACGCCGAGTGATGACGGCGGCCAGTGGCAATGGACGGTTACGAACACGGGCGGCTGGGTGGCCGGCGACAAACGCCGCATCGATATCCAGTTCGGCAGCTCAAGCGGTGGAAACGAGCTTACCGATTCACAAGGCCAGCCGCTGGTGGACAGCGCAGGCAATCAACTGACAACAGGGGAAACCGCGTGAGCGTACAGCATGAATACAAGGGTGGCGGCGACCCGAACGGCGTCGTTACCGCCGACGTCAACAGCCACTACCTGAACCTTGATGATCAAGGCGTCTGGATCTGCACCAGCAGAACCGGAAATGTGTCGCAGTGGGCGCTGATCGGCGGGCCGCTACGCGACGCCGCCGGCGAGCGTTATGACATCAATGGCCTGCAGTACTTCGATGGCGTGGTGGGGCAGAGCGTGCAGTTCGTGTTCGATCTGCCGAATCGGGTGCTATCGAACGTACCGCTCAGCGGCAGCCCGCTTGAGTTCTACACCTCGGAGCCTAACTCCCGCGTCGAAATCCGCCCGGTTGCGAACGGCGACCTTATGGTCTGTGTAACCCCGCTCACCGAGTACTGACCCCCCCATTGCCCTGGAGTAGCCAGCCATACAGCCGGCCTGCCTCGACATGCCCGTGACAAAAGGCGCCACGCTGCGCAAACCGCTACTGCTGATGCAGCCCACTTACACCTACCGGCCGATCACCGCCATTCTGCCGACCGCGCCGCTGCAGCTCACCGTGCCGGCGCATGGCCTGCCGGGCGACTGGCCGACCTGGGTGGAAGGCAGCAGCTGGTCAGCGCTGAACCGCGATAAAGGCCGCGAGGGCTTCCGCATCGCCAAGCGCGTGGATGCGGATGCCCTCGAATACAACGACCTGAACGGCCTGGGCCAGCGCGCCCAGGGCGGCACGCTGGTGTATCAACTGCCCGTTGACCTGACCGGCTGCCGCGCCGCGCTGGTGATCACCCCAAAGTCTGGCCAGACCATTGAGCTGACCACCGAGAACGGTGGGCTGGCCATCGCTGGTCTAGGCCGCCTGCTGCTTGAAATGACTGCTGCACAAACGGCGGCCATCGACTGGGCCGAGGCCCGCTACAACCTGGACATCACCTTCAGCGACGGCAGCGTGCAGCGCTGGCTGCAGGGCAAGGTGACCATTAACGGGGGCTGCTGCCATGGTTGACGCACCGACCGTGCTGGTCGACGCCGTGCCGCATGTGCTGGTTGCCGAGCGGCAGCAGGTGGCGGGCGTGGCGGTGGCCAGCGGAGAGCAGGGGCCGCCCGGGCCGCCTGGCATCGGCGGCGCCAAGATCAGTGCCGAACCGAACAACCGACTGACCCTGAAAGCGGATGGGCTTCACGTCTCTGACGACTTCCAGCCCGACCCGCTTGCCCACTACATACTCGCAAAGGGTTGAACAACATGACTATGGAAACTCGCCTAATCGCCTTGGCCACTGCCATCGGCACCGACATCAAGAACCTCACCGCCAAGCAGGGCGACCTGACCAGCCTGCCCACCCAGGCCAAGGGCAACCTGGTGGCTGCCATCGCCGAGCTTTACAGACTGCTGGGGCAGGCCGGCGCTGTGATCGACGACACCGCCGGCGACGGTGCCACCAGCGTCACTTGGTCGGCGGACAAGATCCATGACACCATCGAGCTGGCCAAGGTCGCTGTGAAGGACTCGATCCTGGGCGGCGCATCCGAGGCATACGACACCCTGCTCGAGCTGGAACAACTGGCCACGGGCAATGCTTCGGCCGCCGCGGCGCTGGCTGCAGCCGTGGCAAATCGCGTGCGTTATGACGATGCGCAAACTCTAACCGTCGCGCAGAAGCTGCAGGCCTGCACGAACATCGGCGTCGGCAACCCCGAGACCGACTTCGCCGCGGCCTACGCCACGGCCAAGGCGTGACCCATGACTCTGGTAGCGCGCGTGATCGCGCTGGCCCAGGCGGTGGCGGCTGACATCAAGGCTATTCAGGTCTCGCTTTCCGGGCTTGGGACGGCCGCCCGCAAGAACGTGACCACCTCGGCCATCGACAAGACCCCTGATCGGGTGCTGCGCACGGGTGATGGCGGCTGGATGGGAGACGTACCTACAGCTGAGCTGAACTTCAACCTCGACGACCGTACGTTGCGGGGCTGGCGTTACTGCGCGAAGAACACCACCACCGGCACGTTCCCCCCTGGCGTCAACTATGGCCATGTCCATACCTTCGGAAATACCGGGGACGCGGTGAGCCAGGAGCTGTGGGCCTTCGAGGGTGCCAGCCAGACTTACACGCGCTGGTATCGGCAGTGCTTTGGCAGTGGGGCCTGGGGCGTGTGGGCGCCGATTCCTCGGCATGGCGAGGCCTTGCAGGGTGCTGCTCTGGTTGAGTGCGGCACGTTCGTCAGCGGTGGACAGGACTCGGACATCCTGATCAAGACCAATATCCCGGCGGCTGAATCGGTGATGCCTTCCCTCATCATCGAAGGCGCGATCAGCGGGTACACCCTCCCGTTCAGGATCGACTTGTCGTGGTACTTCTACCAAGGCGCGATCTATTTGCCCAATGCTATCGCCATGTCGGCCGGGAACCGGCCTGGCTGGGTCGCTATTCACCTCAGCGTGATCAACGGCCTCATCGCCATAAGGCTA